AAAGACTGGCAGGCGTTCCGCCTTGCCGGTTTGTATCGTCCACCTGCATTCTATAAGATAAACGCAGGTTTTTTTATTATATCAAAATATCCGTAAAAAATCCATGAATATTATACCAAAAAAGTGCGTTTCCCTCAACAAAGAGATAGACGCACTTTCTGGAACTATATTCTGATTTCTGGGATAACCTGGAATTTATATACGTAAATAATACGGTCTGGACAATGCATCATTTTATGTACAATAATTTAAAATGAAATGGTCCGAATTGCTGCTGCGTTTTAGCAGGAAAGATCCAAAGGCAAATCAGAAATATCTTTTAACCGTTTTCCGTTTATAAGATTATCAAGCGTTTCAATAATATCTTCCCGCCCCTGCCTGCCGTATTCCTGTACCGCATCCATCAATTCATACAGGGCAAAATGATACACACAATCCAAATCGCCCGTACCAAGCGCCAGGGAAGCCAACCTTGACGGTAACGGCTCTCCGGTGACCACAACAATATGCGGCAGGTGGCCTTTTCGGTTACGAATCAGATTCAATGCCTCTGTCCGGCTGTTCTGCGCCCGGTCGCTCCGCATCGTCCATTTTGCAGAAATAGAAGCGTGCAAAATTGGTTTACCACCGTTTTTCTTTCTTAAATCTGCCATCTTACAAACAGAATCCGTAACAATCACAGCATCTTTATTAATTTCCCAGTCCTCATACAAATCACGGTAAACTACAACGTCCGGCGCAACCATGTAATCATTTCCCAGCATAGTAGAAAGCTGTTTATTGTCATTCACTATTTTTGCCAGATAAGCAAGATGCTCATATTGCGCAAAATCTGAAGTCTTAATCGCGTTCTGGTTACCCAAATTTAAAACCGTCCATGTACCCGGCCGTAAATGCTGCAACTTTGGGAACGTGTCTGCAACAAACTGCATCGTAATCTGCTCAAACAAGTTTCCGGCAGTCTGGCCTTTCACCTTGCCGCCAATCTGCGCGCCCAAACGCTCCGCTATAATCTTGGCAATCGCCCTGGAAGGCATATTGCTTGAATCCGCATTAGAAGCCACTCCATCAGCTGAAATTGTTAAAACGTGTTTTTCAATCAGGCTCTTATGATATGCGTCTCTGGCATTTTGGATCAAAGCATTAACCATTCTCAAGACATCTCCTTATCTCTAAACCTACCGCTTTTGCAACAGGCGGCGGAAACGCATTGCCTATCATCCTGCATGCTGCTGTTTTCTTTGTACCAAAATTCCATTCCGGCGGGAACCCCTGTATCAAGGCAATCATTTCTTTTGTCAGTTTAGGCATACCCTCAAAGCCAGGCAACGGAGCAGCATTTGCCACACCATTTCCATCAACGCCCAGCTCAGCCCATGCTCGGCGCGCACGGACCGGCCCCAGATCAGGCCCGCCATGCTTTTTGCTTCCGCCAACAATCGTCGGCGCAATTTTATCTGCATGCTCCGCCCATTCCTCTGTTTTTTCCCAACCGTTAGCCCCCATCAGGTTTTTCAATGTTTCGCCAACGGTAGGCGTAGCCTCCAACGACTCCGAGGGGTAAAGGAACTTTCCTTTTTCATCGTTGCGGATGCCGACAATGACAACGCGGGGGCGAAGCTGCGGCACGCCATAATCACAGGCATTCAACAATTTAATAGAAACGGAATAACCCAAATTGCTGATAGATTCCAGAATATAATTCCGGTAGCTCTCAAACTTAGGATCCAAAAAACCGCGAACATTTTCGAGCATGACCGCGCGGGGTGAAATTTCCTTAATCAGCCGCAATGCTTCAGGAAACAGATCGCGTTCGTCATCCTTTCCCAACTGTTTAGAAGCTACGGAAAACGGGGGACAGGGTACGCCGCCAGCCAATAAATCCACCCCTTTGTATTTTGTTCCGTCAAAATTATGGACATCCTCACAAATCACATTCCAATTTGGCCGGTTTGTTTTCAGTATTTCGCAATATTCTTTTTCGTATTCCACAAGCGCAATATGCGTGAAGCCGGCCATATCAAGACCTAAAGCCTGACCGCCAGCGCCAGCGCAAATTTCTACACAGGTTAGCATAGGCGCCTCCAAAGTAAAATTAATCAGTAGCCAATCCATAAACAACTGTTCGTGATTATTATAGCATATGCGCAGCAAAAAGAAAAGCGAACAAACAGGAAATTTTTAAAATCCTGTTACATCTATGCCGTTATCCCCATCCTGTATACCATCTGCTCATATTTGTCCGGGATTGGGATGTGCATCTCCACAGCCCGATGGATCGTCCAGCCGAATTTATATTTTTTAGCCTTTCGGAACAGTTCCAGTTCTTCAAAGGTCTGACACTTTTTGTAATCAGTATAAGGCCGCGCGGAAATTTCCTGCAGCATCACGTCGTCAATGACCGCCTGCATTTCCCTCCCTTCTGAGCTGAACTCGTACCCGCAACAGGGGCAGACGCGCTTTCTGATCGGCACTACGGCGTAGCAGGCAGGACAGGTTTTCACCAGCGCTTTGCCTTTCCTTTTCTGCTTTTTCTTCTGCAGCGTCCATTCCCGTTCGTCATCCGGCAGGCCGTGCCGCGTATAGTTTCCAACATGATCCAATATAATGGCCGTTTTTCCCGGCTTGTACCGCATGCTGCGCATGGACTGCTGAATGTGTAATGCCAGAGAGCGGGTAGGCCGCAACAACACCACCGCTTCACAGTCCGGCACGTCAAATCCTTCGCCGAACAGGTCCACGTTGCACAGCACTTTGATTTTTCCGTCGCGAAAATCCGCCACGGCCTGCTCCCGTTCTTTTTTATTGGTTGTACCGTCCAGATGCGCCGCCCTTATCCCGTCTTCCCGGAAAGCCTGCGCCGTCGCTTTGCTGGTATTGATACTGCTGCAATACACAATAGTCTGCTTTCCTTCTGCAAACATCTTCCAATTACGCACGGTGTTGCCGTAAATCACGCTGTGGGACATCAATCTTTCCACTTCGTAGGGATCGAACTCGCCGTTCCTGATACGCAGACTCCGAGTGTCCGCAAGATCCACGCCGTAATACTTGTACGGAGCCAGATAGTTGTTCTCTATCAGCCATTTTGTGCTGACCGATTCTACCAGGCTCTGGAACACCGCCCCCAGCCCACCTTCATTCATGCGCACCGGGGTGGCGGTAAACCCTACCACAACAGCATCAGGAAACCTGTCTATGATTTTCCGATAACTGGCGCTTAAAATATGATGGCACTCGTCTACCAGGATCAGTTTCGGTTCCTTCAGCCCGGATACCCGTCGGCACAGGGTCTGTACCATGCCTACTGTGCAGAAAGTAAAATCCACGCCGCACTTTTGGAATGTGTTTTCAATCTGCTGGCACAGTTCTTTCCGGTGAACGATAAAAAGTACTTCGTTCTTTTTTTCTGTGGCGGATCGGGCGATCATCCCCTGGATGACAGACTTGCCTCCACCGCAGCCCAGCACGGCGCAGATAGATTTTTTACCGGCCCGCAGTTCGTTCCGGATTTTTTCGACCAGTTCTGTTTGATATTCCCGTAATTCCATTTTATTTTCCTGTCTTACGTTAATCTTACCTCGCCCCGGAAAATGTACGCCTGTTTCTATTCAGCATTCACGCATATTCTGAAAAAAAGTCTTACATTCTTACAAAATCCGGAACAGGATATTCATTTTATAACGTAAACACACAGCCTCCTCTTTTACCAATTTATTTATGACTCATTCGTATTTTTATCTTTATGTAAAAATGTAAGACTGTAAGACTTTTACCTTTCACCCGCACGGTTGCCTCATTTTTATGTCTTGCATCTGTCTTACAGTCTTACGCCGCATCAAATTTCAGGCGCACATAGTAATCTTTTGCATTATCAACCTTGGTGTAGTTTGCATATCTTCCGCTCGTGCTTTTTACCAGATACCCTTTTTCCGCCCATTTCTTTTTCACTGCGTCAAAATTGAAACCAAGGGACTGGAGCTCCCGGCTCAGGACAAACTTGTTGATCAGCACAGAATCCGTTCCCATCCGGCCCCAACGCGCCGTGTTCACATCCGGCTTAAAATTCACCTCGTGTTCCATGATGACGCCCACGATTTCCCGGTAGGACCGTTCCGCCGGGTCAATATCGTCCTGCACTTTCAGGAACGGTTTTACCTCTTCCACCGTCAGCGGCGCTTCGTCGGGGTAGAACGCCAGCCCGGTCAGTTCGTCCGCTGCCATAATTAGCGCCATGGCCATGGCCTGTTTTTCCGATGTGCCGGTTCCGTCCAGGATTTCTTTCACCTTCGTGTCAAACAGTTCCTGGATTGAGCAGTCCGACAGGAATTTGATGTACTCCGGCCCGGCCAGTCCGTAATTCCGATTGATGAAATTTACCGCACTGTTGCCGTCCTTCACCACGTTGTCCGCGCATTCAATTTCAATGACGCGGTTCTTTACGCCGCCGCCGGAAACATTCTGTGTGCAAGGTTCTTCCCCAGTGAAGATAAAAACGTTCTCCCAGGTCATCTGCTGCTGCAGCGCCGTATCGGTCATGCGGCCCCGGTTGATGCCTTCCGTTACCTGCATCACCAGCCTGTCATAGTTTTCAAAGCGGCTCTTGATGGTCTGCAGTTCATCCCCAAAAAACGGAAGGTTCCGCAGCACGGATGCCATCTGCATCATGCTGTTGACGGTCATGTTCATGGTGCGCGTCAGCCTGCCGGGGCGCGGGTCGCCCCAGATACTGGCCGCCGTCATAAGGCCCACGGTTTTGCCGAAGCCGGTTCCGCCCCACAGGTGAAACACGAAGGGCAGCGCGTTCACCCGGGCAATGAGGGGGCTGGCAAAGGAAGCGCCCATCACCAGGCGCAGCGCTATATTCTTACGCAGCTCCCCGGTGTAATCAATCCATTCCTGCAAATCTCCCCTGCTGCTAACAGAAGCAATCAGGTCCTGAAACTGGCTCTCGCTGTCCAGTCTCATATCCCCCGTATAAGGAAGGAACGCCTTGCCCGCCCAGCCCATATGACGGCATGATTTTATGACCGGTATCGTATCCATATTCAGGGCGGCGGCCTCCGACAGGTATTTCACCAGCAGCCTGGCGTTATCGCTGGTCACGTCCAGTCCCCAGTCCGCAAGTTCCACGATTTTCACCTTGCTGGCTGCTAATGAACGGGGAACCAGGATTTTGTTCCACTGGCCGTATTTATAAAACCCGATCCGGATCTTTTCCGTGCCTTCCTCCGTATTCTGCAAAATTTCCAGCGGCATTACCGGCATATGGGAAGCATACTCTGCTTTCAGGTTCCCGTTCCGGTCCTGCGCCATCCGCTTCACCCCGTCCGCGTCGGCGATCCAGTCGCCAACATGCAACGCGAAAGGCTGCATGGGGAATTTTGTCTGGTTACCGGCAACTGAAACCGTTTTCGCCTTGCTGCGCAGGAATGTCTGCCAACCTTTGCTGAACTGCCGGGAAACATGTAATTCCCGCGCCCGCTGTTCCGCCATGGATAATGCATACTGGCGGCTATTTTCCTCTTTGATTGCGTAAATGGATTCAAAAAACTGCATCCCGATGATTTCTTCTTTTGTCATGTTACTGTATTCCATCTTTCTCACCCTCTCTTC